AGTTTAATATCATATACAGCATCAATGCTCTTAATGAACTAATCAAAGAGCAAAATAACGGTGTAATATCAAATACATTCCAGATAAATTGGGAAGAATACAGAAACAGTTTCATCACTGCCAGAGACGGTAAAGTTAAAATAACACCGACTAGATTGATGAAAATTTACCAGATTACTTAATATATCTGGACGAAAAGTTATTTTGGTCTATAGTTATATAGACTTAACTATTGACCAATTAACGATTGAAAAATTAGCCAAGTGCTTCTTATAGATTGACGATTGTCATTAATTAAGCCATAGTATTCAACATTGACCGAGTTGAGTACTTTTCAAATTGGTCAAACATATTAACAATTAACGAATAAATAATTATGCCATTAGATCTATCAAAGATTAAGTCGCGTCTTGATTCTCTCAAGAGCACACAAAACAAGACCACCGCTGTGTGGAAGCCAAATCCGGGCAAGAACGTAATCCGAATCGTTCCTTATGCCCATAATCCTGAAAATCCGTTCATCGAACTGCTTTTCCATTACAATATGAACGGTAAGACATATCTGTCCCCCGCTTCATTTGGTCGTCCTGATCCCATCGTTGAGTTTGCTAACAAGCTCAAGAAGAGTGGAGATAAGGAAGAGTGGAAGACTGGTCGTTCTCTTGAACCTAAGATGCGTACATATGTTCCTGTCCTCGTTCGCGGACTAGAGCACGAAGGCGTCAAGTTCTGGGGAATGGGCAAGCAGGTATATCAAGAAATCCTGAGCATCATTGCTGATGCCGACTATGGTGATATTACTGACCTCAAGAATGGTCGTGATATCGTCGTCGAGTTCAAGACTGCGGAAGAGACTGGAAAGTCTTTCCCAGAGACCACAATTCGCGTCAAGCCAAACCAGACCCCTGCGTTTGATCCTGCCGATGCGGCACTCAAGGAAAAGGTCAAGAACCAAAAGAACGTGACCGAACTTTTCCCAGAGTTGTCTTATGACGAACTCGCTGCCGTTATGGATACTTGGCTGAACGCTTCGCAGGAATCTGCTGAAGACGGCGAACCCGCTCCGGTACCTGCTCCTCAATCCGAGGAAACTGAGGAAGCTCCTGCACCAAAGAGTGCAACAGCTAAAGCCGCTGTTAAGGCACCCTCGAATACGAAGGCAATTGCCGACGAATTCAACGACTTGTTCAACTCATAAGTTGGACGGAGTAGTAGAGTAAATGATGATGGTGGTGCGCCAGAGGGAGTACTGGCGCACCACTCATCGTCCAAACTATATCCATTATGGAAAAAAAGAAGAAAACAATTGAACACGAGATGAACTCATCTCGCGATGAACTGGCAGAAGCATTAGCAGATTCCATCAATAAAAATAGCGACGGTAAAGTTGCTTTCTTTCTTGATGCTGAAGATGATCCTTCGCAGATTACTGACTGGGTTTCTACCGGAAACAGTCTTGTTGATTTGACCATCGCAAACCGTCCAAATGGCGGATTGCCCGTTGGAAGAATCACCGAGCTTACTGGTCTAGAAGCATCTGGTAAGAGCCTTATGGGCGCTCACCTACTTGCTGAAACCCAGAAGAAGGGTGGACTGGCAGTATTCATCGATACAGAAACTTCCGTATCTACGGATTTTCTAACAGCCATTGGTGTAGACGTTCCAAAGATGTTATACATCAATGTTGATACGGTAGAAGATGTATTTGATAAAGTTGAAGAAATCATCACTCTTGTTCGCAAGAGCAGCAAGAACCGTCTTGTGACTATTCTGGTTGACTCTGTTGCCGCTGCTTCTACAAAGAAGGAACTGGCAAGCGATCACGGTGCAGATGGCTATGCCACCGGCAAAGCTATTGCTATCAGCAAGGCGATGAGAAAGATCACGGGACTTATTGCTAAACAGCGTGTATGCCTGTGTTTTACCAATCAACTTCGTCAAAAGGTAGGATTTGTTGGACTTGGCGATCCTTGGACAACCAGTGGTGGTAAAGCCATTGCGTTCCACGCCTCGCTGCGCCTACGTCTAAAGCAGTTGAATCAAATCAAGAATGCAGACAAGCAGACAGTTGGTATTCGTACCAAGTGTACTATCGTTAAAAATCGTATGGGACCACCTATGCGAAGTGCCGAATTTGACATCTACTTTGACCGAGGCATCGACAACTTCAGCAATTGGTTGGAACATCTCATTGAATGGGATATTGTAACCAATGCCAAGAAGCCAAAGGTTGCAGGTGAAAAGAAGACAAAGAAGCAGTTGGAAGAAGAAAAGGAAGAAGATAAGAAGGCAAAGAACCTACAATTCATTATGCCTGTCGAAGGTAAAGAACCCGAGACAGTAGTGTTTGAAAAGAAGGACTTGCCGAAGCTGCTCAAAGACAGACCAGAGTGCAGAGATTATCTTTATAACAAGCTCGTTGAGAACTTTGTTATGAAGTATAAGGCTCCGAACTCTGAAATGGCTGATGACGTTGAATATGACGAAGCATCAGAAGGAGCAGAAGACTAAAATGACTGTGTGGAGTGAAATACCTCCACACAGTTATCACTTAATTAAAGGAAATGTATGAGCGAAGAACAAAATAACACAAATAACGAAAAGGAATTAGATGTGATAGCTTTTTTGAAAGAAGATATTGCAAAATACGAAGCGGCGACTGGTAAAAAAACCAAACCAGAACAGACAATCGTGGAGATGACGGCGGCAGAATTCGTCAAGAAGTTTCACGAAGATATTAGATATTGTGCCGATGTTCAATGGCGCGAGGATAAAGAAGGTGATTTTGCACATAAAGGAATTGCTGCATGTATCGGATTGCAATGGACTGCCGATGAACACGAGAATGAAATTCGCGTCACCGATATTTATGAGGCAAAGCGAGCGATGGAAGATGATCCAAAAGATCCTCTTTCAAAGGCCATTTGGCGTAAACCACGTGTGGCAAAACCGAATGCTGAAAAAAAGACAAAGACGGCAAAGAAGCCAAAGAAGACAAAAGCTCCAAAAACTCCAAAAGTAAAATTGACCTCATTGGGTGAAATGTCCTATGACGACTTCGAAAAACTCGTGGAAGAAAAAGGCGAAGATGGTATATTTGAAATGTATGCAGACGAAATCCGAGAACACGGTGAATGGATTTGGCGTGAGCAAGATCGCGGAGGACCGATGTATGAACTAGACAGTTGTATACGAATGGCTGAACAAGAACTTATGGATGGTCTCTGGGGACCAAGGTCTGAATAAATATAAACGATCATATGGAGTGAAATACCTCCATATGGTTCTTACGCAATGCAAGACGATACAAAAAAGAAATTTACATCTATATTTTCACAAATTAAAAGTGAGCACGCTAGTCTTCCTGTAAATACCAAGAAAGAAAAGAACAGCGATATACTTGTTGTAGATGGTACCAATAACTTCATCCGCTGCTGGACAGTTGTTCCTACACTAAGCGACAACGGCGATCACGTTGGTGGAGTAACTGGATTTCTTACTAGCCTTGGATATGCTATAAAACTATTACGCCCCACAAGAGTTATTGTAGTATTTGATGGCAAAGGTGGAAGCCAACGCCGCCGAGACATATATCCAGAATATAAGAATAATCGTAAAGTATCTGTTCGTGTAAATAGAGCATATGAAGAAATGAGTGACCCGCAGACAGAACAAGAGGCAATGATAAATCAAATGGTAAAACTTATTGATTTTCTTCGCAGCCTGCCTGTAAGTGTCATTTCTATTGATTATATAGAAGCAGACGACGCTATTGCTTATATAGCCACACAGATGTATCCAGATGCAAAAATTACCATAATGAGTGGTGATAAAGACTTTATCCAGCTTATTAGTGATAGAGTATGCATCTGGAGTCCTATCAAGAAGAAGATTTATGGCGTACAGGATGTAATCAATGAATATGGTGTGCATCCTACCAACTTTATTTATTATCGTATATTAGAAGGAGACTCTTCTGATAATATCGATGGCGTTAAAGGTGTTGGATTAAAAACAGCGATCAAATGCTTTCCTATGCTTACAGAAGGTAAAGAAACATCTGTTGATGAAATGCTTCTGCGTGCCAAAGATTGTATCAACGAAAAGAAGATATATTCAACAATCGTAGAAAACGCTAGTATTATCA